TATCCAGCAGCAACCGTCAATGGGCCAACTTTGACATAAGGATTTATGGTTGCAGAACCACTAGCGGAAGTAGTTGCTGATGCAGCTGAAGCCATTGTTATTGTAAAAGTATCGTTTGTAGGAACGGATACAACTTCAAAAGTATTTGTTTCAAAATCAGCTGTTACATATCCTGCACCTGAAGGTGGAGTTACAGAAGTAAATGTAAATAAATCGCCAACTAATAAATCATGTGCTGTTTTATTCACTGTAACTGTTGCTGAAGTATTTGTAGTATCAAAAGTAGCTCCTGTGATAGATGTATCTAAAGGTGTTATATCAAAGAACCCACCTTCATAATAAATAAATAAACCTCTGTTTGTACCTAAGGCTGCATATCTTCTTCCGTCTAAGTCTGCCCAAACATGCTGATCTCTAACAGCTCCTACTAATGTTTGTGAAGTAATTTGTTGCCATCCTCCTATTTTTTCAGGTAAGCCATATCTAAATCTTACAAAGTCACCATCCGTCCACTGCCCTTCGGCACCAACTTGAGTAACTTGTTTATTAAATCCAGGCCTTATTTGTACATTTGTTAATGGCATGGCTCATTATACCTTATATTCTATTCTATTTAAAGTTAAGGCTTATTTAGATTTTATATCAGTATCATCATAGGTTAAAAGATTTTCTAAGGAGGGATCTTTTTCAACTATTTTTCTATGAAATTCGCCTACTATTCTAGATAACACATTAATGAAATGCTTAGAATTTTTTAAGTCTAATTCAAGACATTTTTTGTCATTCATGATTTTTAATTCATCTTCATTAAAGTGAATTTGCATTATATCTTTATCAAATTTAAACTTCATGTTGTCCTAAATAATTCCTTTTGTCATAAACAAAATTTTTAAATTCACCATCTTTTTTAACATAATGTAAAAATATTTGAAAGGCATGGTCACCATCATACTCATTTCTCCAATGTTTAAATTTAGATCCTTGATATAAAATACCATCTCCTTTTTGAATAATTACTTCTTCTCCATCAATAAATAAAGGCCAAGTTTTATCTTGACTTACAGTTATACTCACAGTGTACTCACATGATGCTCTATCAGTGTGTGGAAGAAGTGAAGAAAATTTTGTATAAAGTCTCCAATAGGTATAAGCTGGAAGAAGTTGTGTATTCAATTTATCTTCAATTATTTTTTGTTTTGTTATCAATAAAGCATCAGTAATTTCTGACCCATAACATCTTGTTTCTCCAAGTTGAGTTTGTTCTGTATCAAAATTATTACTGTTATTTCTATGAAATATTTTTGCATAATTCCATAATAAATCGACTTCAGAAGAAGATAATATATTTTTTATATAAATAAATTTATTTAATTCACCCATGATACTATAACAAATCTAGTTCCCTTAGTTACTGTTTGTGCTGAATGTGGAAACAAATAATTACTAGGCCAAATTACAGCTTTTCCCACATCTGGTTTAATTTCTTTAATTTTAGTTTTGCCATTAGGTTCATAAAAAAATAAACTACCACCTTCATAATCATTGTTTAGAAAAATTATCACAGAAAATTCTCTAGGTGCTGCCACAGCATTATTATCATGGTGAACTTTATAAAAGCCTCCTTCTTCATACTTTAAAAGAGTTACTTCTAATACTTTGTGTAAGTGCACTGAAATTTCTTTTTCTCTACAATATTCATTAATTTTATTTTTTATATTATAACAAATAAAATTAAACCATTGAGTTTCTGTAATACTTTTATTTTGATTTAAATTGTAATTTTGAGCATTTCTTGTATTTTTATTAATTAAATTATCATCTTTTTTTCCTATAATAGCAGCCTCATCAAAATTTTCTTTTGAAAAAATTCTAAGTATTGTTGAAACTTGTTTAGGAGTTAAAACATTTTTATATTCTTTAATAAAACTTTTTATTTCCATGACTTTTTTGTCCATTTAAATTTTTCATAAAATCTACTAAGAGTTTGACTAAATCTAAAATGATTTTTTTCATTTTCATCTTTATTGTTTTCTTCAATAGCCATCTTCCACTTTTCAATTTTAAAAGGAAAAACACAAGCAATCGGAGTTCCTTTTTCTAAAACCCAACTACCTTCTTTTTTAAAAATAGTAGGAAAATTTGTAGGAATATTGTGACCATAATCAACAATGCCTGTTATTATTTCAAACCTATCATCAGGTCTATTTATAGGAGGCATGTAAATAGCACTATAGCCTTTTGGTAATGTAATTGTCCAAGGATTTAAAATTTTATAAATTGGATACCCTTTGTTTTTTTTAATAAAAGGACACTCATCTCCTCCAACTTGTTCCTTTGAATGTAATTCATTTCCTCTATTTATATTTAATTTTCTGAAATGCGAATCATCAATTGTTTGACTTACTTGAATCCAAGTTCCTATTTTTTTCTCAAAAGGATGCTCCATGTGAAAATTAATTTTTTGGTCTATTGTATTTTTTAGAATATAACCAGCTAACAAAGAATCTAAAAAAGGTTTACAAGCTTTAATTGATTTAAAATGAGGATCATTTACGTTTGACATTTTTTTATACCAATCCGCTATATGCATTTTAGCAGGTTCGGGATAAATACTTTTGTCTGATAAAATTAATTTAGGTGCTTTAAATTTAATTATTTTTTCATTCATTAAAATTCCTTCAAAGAAGAAATAGATACACCATTATTATCTAATGCGTCAATCCAATTTCTAGCTTCGATAGGGAATGAAAGATTGTCTAAATTTATAGCCTTTAGTGTTGTTAATGTTGTATTCCAAATTGCAGGAGTATTTTCGTATTTTTGTATAATTTCCTCCATTTTAGAAATAACCTTATTTAAATTTTCTTGAATATTTTCTTTAGAAACAGATACTAAAGGTCTATTAACATCAACTAATTCATTAACTGATCCTTGTTCAACTGAAGTAAACTCTTTTACTTCTTTTTTAATATCATTTGCTACTTGATCTGTTATTTGTTCAGATTGAGGGTAACCATTATTAACCCAAAAATTTTTTGATTCATCATCTTCACAAATTCCTACAAAATATCCTAAGCTATTTTTAATAATATGTTTTGCCATAATTTTAAGTTCCTGAGTTATCTAATATTACTACATATCCTGGGTTTCCAGGTTGACCATTTAAAACAGGAGGAGAACCGAGACCTCCATTACCAGCAGCATCAAAATACATTGCTGGAGCCGTACCAGCTACACTTGCACCTGGAGCACTTCCTGGGTTTCCATTACTTCCACCATTGTAACCTCTTTGTCCACCATTACCACCGTTTGCAGTAGCACTTAAACTTGGAATTCCACTTGTAGCTCCTGGTTGACCATTTTGTGTAGGACTTCTTGGGCCACCGCTTCCACCTTGTCCTGCGTTAAAAGAATAAGGTGTTCCGCCTGTTACAGCTGTAAAAAAGAAACCGAAACCTCCGCCTCCGCCAAATCCTCCTGGCGTTCCCCCATCAGCTCCTCCGCCTCCACCGCCTCCGCCTAAAGCGTAAATTGAAGCGTTGTTTGCAGCAGGGTTAGCTGTGTAAGTCCCACTACCACCAAGTTGTGAAACTTTTAAAACATCAATAGCACCACCAGCAGAACCACTAGCAGCAGCCGTAATTCTACCTTGAGCATCAACTGTAATGTCAGCAGTTGTGTAAGCACCTGGTGTTACTGCAGTGTTTGAAAGTTGATCTGGGCCAACAGCATCGTTTGCTATTTTGGCTTGAGTTACTTGTAGTGCACTAATCTTGTCCGAGGTAATCGCGTTGTCAGCAATTTTGGCCGTAGTAACATTTGCATTTGAAATTTTCGCAGTAGTCACTGCGTTGTCAGAAATTAATGCAGTTGTAATCGCTGCGGCTTCAATTTGAGCTGTAGCAATAGTTCCGCCTAAAGTGTTTAAAGAAATTTCTGTGATATTAGTTCCATCTGAATAAGCTGCAAAAATTTTTGGACTTGCAGCTCCAGCAGTAGTTGGAGAAAAACCAGTACCACTAGCAGTTTTGATTGTAAGATTTTGCGCATCAGTTATAGCACTACAATCGAATATATAAAATTTTTCAATTCCATCTGGAATTGTTACAGTAGTTGCACCTGTTAAAGTTATAGTTGCAAACTTAATAATCATGTTACGTGCATTTGACAATGCAGCATCAGACATAACTAAAGCAGTAGTTGCTGAATCCGTAATTGTTACAGCTTCATAACCTGCAATTGCTTGTTGAATTAAATTTAAATTTGTATTTGTTTTATCACCCCATGTACCAGCGTTTTCGCCAGTGACCATTAGTTCGAGTTTTAGATCTGTTGAATAACTAGATGTCATAAATTTTGTCTCCTAAATAATTATAATTTTACCTCAATCATGCAGCTAAATCAACCTCTGTCCAAACATTGTTTACACCAGGATCAACCTCTTGCCATGAAGTGATATTAAGGCTACCAACAGTAGAAGTCAACTCTATGCCTGTAGGTCTTACAAGAGCATTACCTGTAACGGTTACAGAGCCTATATTAGCTGTTAATTGTATGCCAGAAACACCTACTATTTGAGCAGGTATTTCCTCTGCTTCTCCAATACTAGTTGTAAGCTCTTGTCCTGTAGCAGGTTCATTTGTAGATTGCTCTAAAGCAATTGTGCCAAGAGACATTGTAGCCTGTGTTCCAGTAACTGGAACGTCTTGTCTTGTACCACCGACTACTTGACCTTCTGAGAATGTTGCTTGGAATAAAGTATCATCTGCAGATTTAATAACGGTTGATCCATTAGCTCCATCAAAGTGAAGTAAGAATTCTGTATTAGAATCAAATGAAAAAGCTTGAGTTGGTTCAGTGAAACTTGAGCCTCCATATCTTGCAATATCTGAAACTCTAAACTCATCAATGTAACCATCAAAATCACCAAAACCATTTTTACCAATACTAAATAGACCATTATCAGGTTTATTACCTGTAGAAACTGTATCTTCTAAAGTTCCGTTTTTATATATTCTGTGAGTGTTGCCTTCTCTTTCATAAGACAACATAGTCCAAACACCAGCAGATACTGTAACTGAAGTAGTAATT